AGTTTTACATTCTGAAAAAATATTGCATTCATTACATTTTACTTTTCTACATTTTTTTCTTAATTCTCCAATAGCTTTCGTTCTTGTGATCGTTTTATCCATTCCTTTTCTCCTTTTCTCAACCTCGTCAATAGCTACAACCTTACTTTACTACATTTTGAAACATTTTACAATAGTTTGTATAAAAATAATTCAATTTGTTTCTATCGTTCTATTTGGCTCTAATTTCAATTTTTATTTATTACCCTAACAATTCTAGCCTAAACACATTTTCGTTTCAATTTGGTACCAATTTCGCACGAATAAATGCATGTAAGTCAAATTCTAAACGTGTATATCATCACATTTACATTGATTCGGATAAATTTGATCAATTTGATTCATAACATCAATCACATTTAAATCCGTCAACATTTCACAATAACCAGATTCCGCAAATGATCTTGCTTCACTTTTTAATTTATCCGCTTGCGGAGTATATTCATCACTTAACTTTTCGCAACCTTTTTTGTAATCTTCCACTGCCTGGAGTACGACCGCTTTTGCAAGTCCGTCCCAGTCTTTATCATTCAAGGAACAATTCTTATACGTTTTTTCGTCACCGATTCCAACATAAATCTTTTTCTTAATCGGCTTCCTTGTGGCATTGTCAACCACATTTCGGCGTTTATCATATTTTATGTCGGTATACATCAATCGAATATTATCTAGCGTGTATTTCGAACAGTTGAAGTGTTTGATAATATACTCTTCACTTTTACCATCATTCAATGCCTGAATAATTTGTTCACGTTTTGCAAATTGTAACTCTCTTTTGCTTGGAGCACCATTTGATTTAATAACTCGATAAACTGTTGTTTTTGATATTCCAACTGCTGTCTTAATTTCAAACAGCGTATATCCTGCAAAATGTAGCCTCATTACTTCTTGCCTTAATTCTTCCGAAATATAAAACTTATGTCTACCCATCTATTCAACCTCACTTTTATTATTATTTTTCATTTCCAATAACTGATTTAGCACTGGCGTATATGCAATGATGCAGCTTTCTAAAAACTGTATAGCCTGCTTATCTTTCGTTTGCCTTATTTCTTCCGACAAGGAAAGTAACTGTTTATTGACTGCTGCCATGTCAAAATCATTTAAGAACTGTTTGTAAATGATCCATAGCGTGTTATTAATTTTTTTGATTAATTCGAATTGTGTCATTCCGTTTCTCCTCTGTTTTATGTGAATATCTCATCAAGTTCTTGCTGTTGTTCAGGCGTTATCTTGTAAAAACTATCAAAATTTTCTTCCCATCCATAATGCTTATATTCTGCTATGTTATTTTTTAATCTTTTTGTTTCAATTTCAAAAAATAATGGTATGAAAAAATCTTGCGTTCCATTATCCCTATCTTTGCAAATTTCAATAATATTTGTTGCACTTGGGAAATCAGATTCTGATCCACGCTCAAATTTTATCTTGTAATTATCCCTAAAATCTTTATTGGCCCTGTGAATAATAAAAGCATTATCAACTAAGTTTATAATATCATTTGATCCTGATATATCTTCTAGTCTCAAAAAACCTTGTGATTTTCTTGGATGCGCTACAAATAAAATGTGAATATTGCATGATTTCGCAAAAAGTTGTAAATCTTTTACAAATCTACTTTGTGCCATATACTTATCATATTCGCTATTGGATAAATTCAGTGACATTAAATTGTCAAGGATAATTAAATCAACCTTGTGATCTATTACGCATTTTTTAAGTTGTGGCATAATTCTTTCAAAATCGTTTCCGTAGTCATTATTATAAACATATAGCTTTTCATCTAACCACTTTGACATCTTCTCAATAATATCATCATTTATGATAAATTTGTTTTCAAAGTTCGTTGGCAAAACATTTTGTTTACCTGCACATTGCAAATTCATCCACTTCATAAGATTTTTTGGTGTTAATTCTCCACTGAATATAGCAGACCTATAACCTTTATCTGCAACCTCTAAAAGTATTTGAGATATAACGCTTGATTTTCCACCAGCTCGAAGTCCAGACAAAACAGAAACATAAGTCTTTTTTAATCCACCGCCAAGTTTTTTATCAATATCGCAAATTCCGCTTGGAATATATTCTTCCTCGGGTGCTTTCATCAATCGAATTTGTTCAGTCGTTAAAAAGATAGGCTTTCCATCAACCTCTTTTATTTCTTCAACTTGCACAACTTTAAAATTTTCGTTTCTATAATTCGGATTTCTGTATTCCTGAACGTATTTTTTATCATAAGCTTCAGGCTCAAACATAATTCTAATATCTTGCCATGTCTTATCACTGCACGAATTGTGAAAACAATGAAAACCAATTGCACCATTTGAACTTTTAATGATAACCGCATCCTTACCTTTATGGTTACTATCAAAAGGACATTGCTCTAATATATATTTTGTTCCGCTTGAAAAACTAGCTTTTTCATACCTGATATAATATTTATCAAGCCATGCATCTAAATCAAATTCTTGAGGATTATAATTGTTGTATTTTCTAGGTTCTTCTTTTTTTGGAATCATATCAACAATTTTTTGAATATATGACTTATCGTTGACTTTTATGATTGCATCGGATTGCTGTAACAACCTACTCATTCGATGTGGTCTATCTTCCGTACTAGATCCTTTCATAGCTAATGAACCATATAACTTACAAACTCTGCTCGGATTAAAATTTGTCTTATCCACCTGTATAACATCATCACTAAAAAACATATCAAGTGCGATTAAAAAATCACGAATAAGACTTTCGTTCTCTTTTGTATTTGCAAGTTGCACCTTGTAAAGTAAATGTATTCCATTTCCACTAAATCCAAATAATGGCTTTTCGAATCCTTTATTTTTCAAGAATTTATATATTTCATTTCCTTTTTGCTTTGCAAGTTCAACCTGTTCATCACTTGAAGATGTGTCTTTTGGTCTTTTTGGATCAAGATCAATCATAATCCATTTATACCCTATAATATCGTTATCGGAATTAGATGCACTTGGTCTATCAACGAATACATCTTTCTGCTGCCTGGAGTAACAAGCTTCATCAACTGCATTAAGAGATATATAAATATTCCTTTGTTTATTCATTGGTATCTTTTTTAATTCCCTTAACAACGTATCAGCGTCTTTAAAATATCCAGAAGTGACATTTTTATTTGAATAAATCATTCTAACTTCAAATACTTCATTGTTTTGATTCATCAAGGTAACAGCTTTTCTAATTTCTTTTTCGTCAATGTTAATATTTGCCATTATTGCCATTTTCCTTTCTTGTTTAATTCAGCCATCAAGTCAAGTGATCCGCCCACTGGTCTAATCGGCTCTTCTTCTCTCGGAATATCATCATAAGGCTTGTTGAAATTTTTATCAAGATAATCAATATAGCCTGTATTAAAAAATGTGCTTCCATGTTTGTAGTAATCAGGATTTTTTTGATCAGCTAGATATCTTTCAATACACCTTTTGATTTCATCATAACCAATATTGAATAATACTTTTTTTTGTTTGTTACTTACTGAACCCTTTCCAGCTTTCTTTGGATATAAACTCCAAACCATTTCAAAGAAATCTTCGATTTCGGCATTAAATGTTTTTTTATTATCATTTAAAACATTAGAACCATTAATATCATTATTGTTAGTGTTCAGTTGTTGTTCAGTTGGTGTTCGGTTGTTGTTCAGTTGTTGTTCGTCTTGTTGTTCACTTTTGTTATTTTTATTTTTTATATCCTGATACATCTCCCATTTTATAATGGTTACAAGCCTGTGTTTGTTGTTCGTTTGTTGTTCAATTTGTTGTTCGATTTCAAGCATTTTCAACACTCTTTGTACTTTACTTTCTGAAATATTAAATTTCGATGATATACTTTTTCTACCTGTTATAAGTTGACCTGGCTTTAAAATTATAGATTTTCCACCGAACATCATTTTTCTTTCAGAATGAGTTGCGTTTAATAATAGATATATCCAGATTGCAATACAATCTGAATCTTTACATACAATTGGATTGTCAAGTATTTTTCTATGCAATAAGATCCAGCCATCCAATTAAAACACCTCATTCCATAATATATTTTCGTCACCATTTATAAATTTATCAATATAATGATCACCATCGTACACTCCGCAACATTTACACTCCCAACCGCCATACAAATTTGCAAACCAATATTTTTTGCACTCACTGCATAAAAAAAGTGTAGTTCCTGAAGCTGAAAAATGCGTTGGCAATTCATCAACAAATGATAAATGCTTCTCATATATTTCAAATTTTCCATTCTCATATCCGATAATAACAGGTCTTTTGCTTTCCTCTGCTAAACATTTTATTTTATGCATATCACTATCATACATAATTCCCTTTACTTCAAAATAAGCCTGCTGTTGTGGCAAATAGAAATCAGGAAGATACATCGTTCCATCTTTAAAGATATAAGCTTCAGGTTCATAAACCCATTCTATTTTACAATAATCTAGAAATTTAGCCCATCTTATTTCTAATAAAGATCTCATCATTATTCCTTTATAATTGGATGGCTTTGCTTTTATTCTTTGCATGTTATTCCCCTTTCTTTAATCGTTCTATTTCTTCTTCTGTAATTCTAATTGCGCCTTTTTTGTACTGTTGTGAAACATTTACTTTTTTGTCAGCAATCCATCTTCTAGCTGTTACTTCGGAAATATTCATTATTTCAGCAAATTGTTTAATTGTTTTCACTGTTATTCTCCTTTCATAGTTTTCTTTCTTTTATCATCATATATCATTTTTAAAATAATGTCAATAATAACATTTATTATTTAGCTATAACATTTATTCATACAAACATGCCTAGTCATAGTTTAAAACTATATCAAAAAAGCAGCCGAATTTCTCCGACCGCTCTCATTTACTCCATATATCCAGCACAATTCATTTCATTTTCAATTCTTTTTATCTGCCGATCTGTTTTTAATCCTATCCGCTCTCTAACTTCTTCTTCAATTCCAATCAGGTACTCAAGCTGTGCCAACATGATTCTCACATCTGCGATTTCATCCACCACCCTGCACGCTGTAATGTCGTCCGCTTCCATGTGTAAATCGAATTTATAATCACGGATTTCACTTGATAACTCGCTCAATTCTTCCAGTGCCTTTCCTAGCTGATGTTCTAATTTGTAATGGTCTGCAATTTGTTTAATTTTATCTACTTCGATTAATGTAAACATGATATAATTCCTCTCTATTCTTCTTCACTTGGCGGAAATTTGTCAATATTCGTACAATTCCCATTATCATCAAAATTCCTGCCACACTCTCCACATTTCAAA